AGCAGGTGCTGGTGTAAAGTTAGGACCTGCTGATACAACCACTACTAAGTTAAATCCAAGTGCTTGGTTGACTTCGACACCGTCAAATTTATAAGATGGTTGACCTGTAAAGTCGACTTTCATACCATCAGGATAAGTCACTGTCCAATCTACTGACTTACCAGCTTTTACCAATGTATCAACATCTTTGAAATTGTCTCCTTGGTAGATGATTGCGAATTCCAAATTATCTGAATCCTGAATTCCAGCAATATATGCTTTTTTAGCTGAACCTAAGTGAGTAACATCTACTTTTTCAGGATCGGATCCCATTGCGGGAATAGATTTTACTGCTGCGACAGGTTTTGAAGTTGCACCATCTTTATAAGAAAGGACTGTATCTTTTGAAAGTAATCCTGCTACTGTTGCCATGTTTATTTCCTCCTATTTCGAATAAACGTATTTTGTTTTGTTATCCACGATTGCGGATAGTTCAATAATGACACGCTTTAAATCTGCTGTGTTAGCATCTCTTTGCGTGCCTGTAAAACCAATATCACCAAATTGCTCAATAATATTATTAACGATAGTGGTCAAACTACTTTTAGAATACAATTCTATTGTGATTGACCATTTTGTTTGAAGTTCCTCGCCACTTCCATCTACAAAATGTGGGTTGTTAACCGTTCTGTAAATAGCTGTAGGAAAAGTATTCCAAGTCGAGGGATAGTCCATTGCAATTTTTTTAATTTCTGAAACACCGCTCATAACTGAGCCAGCAATATTTTTAATATCAACTCTCTCCATTATTTAAGCTCCCTCAATTTCTTTTGGACATGCTCTTTGTATATCTCAGGCATTTGCGGAAGTATTTCTTTCAATGATGGATATAAGAAAGGCCTTGCTGGTTGACCGCTTGTGATGTAGAATTCTTTGCCTTGAATAGTAATCTTAGGCATGCCATAGATTTCATTCAAATCAATTCCAACTTCCTCAGCTGGAATAAACCAACGAGTTTGAGTATAAACTGGGTTAACACCCTCTGGTAAATTTTTAGAACTTGCTTGCCCATTTGGACCAGTACCAAACTCACGATAAATGGCTTGTGCTTTATCCGACCAGACACGCCCAACTATTTTACCTTCCGCATTTTCAACTACTTCTGTCTTCAAGCTTCCAATTAGCTCTCCAGAGCTATACTTCATACTGGAAGAAAGCCGTAACTCAGCTGCAGAACGAACTAACTCTGTGATTTCATAGGTAGCAGAGTTTACTGCCTCATCCAATACCTTAGGTAAGGCACTAATCTTACTCTTTAGTCTGTCCAACCCTTTAATTTCAACTCCCAATATCATCACTCCTTTCTAACATCACATTGATGTGTGTAGAATAAGATTGAATCGACTTGATTTTATAATCAGGGTCACTGTCCTTATCAACATACAGGCAAACGCCGCTGTTTTCGTCTCTACCTTCTTTTAACTCGTTGCCTTGATACTTACATGATTTCATGCTAGAAAGCTTAGAACCGTAAAGCGTGGCGTTCGAGCCATAAATTGTGGCACCGACAGCACCACTTGCAGACTGAACATTCATTTGAAGAGCAATAGGACTTTCCCATGCTATTACATCATTGAATTCTTCGTCCTGCGTAATCGTTGCTCGTCTTAAATAGACAGTGGTTAAATCACGTTTCATCAGGCGCATAAAAACTAACCACCTTTCCGAGTCGGTAACGATTCAAGCCACGCTGGATATTTAAAGGGATATCTTCAACAAAGGATTGAGAAACGCCACCTTCTGAACGACTAGACTCTCCCTCTGTGCTTTCACGATTAAAATTAATTGTGGCTAACTGTCGAGCATACAGCCACATTGAATCTAACATCTTATCCTGATTCGTATAATCAAGGATGAGAATAACCGCATCCTCAATTAAACCAGTAGCATCATCGACGCCCAAATCAGTTTTTAAACGTTCAATTGCTTTAGTTTTTGGTTCATTATTCTCATCCATAGATTATTACTCCTTATTCTCCACCAGTTCCACCTTGAACAACTGTTTGAGGTGTCCAAAGTTTATGTTTAAATTGAACGATACGAACATTTTTATTTTCATAAACACGTTCCCAGTTTGACCCTGTTGATAATTCAGCATTTGTTGGTGAATCACCCGCAACTGATTTGTCAGTGAATTTAACGCCACGAGGGTGCAACAAGAAGTGTTGACGGTTGATAAGAATATCATCTCCTGCCAATGAATCACGGTCAGTTTCTGTTGGCACAGGAGCTGCTCCATTACCAAGCCCAATTGCACCAGCTCCAAAGATGTAAGAAGTGAAAACATCTCCATCTACTGGCATACCATCATCAACAATGACACGTTTACCCATGTATGTAGGGATTGGTTTGTTCTCTGAATCCAAAGAAAATTCAATCAAGTTTTGTTTACGCAAGTTGGCATACACTTGAGAGTGTACCCCAATTGCAGTAAGTTTTTCTTCTGCATCACCCAATTTGTATGAAGCATCAAGGAAGGTTTCTCCAGTAAAAGCTGCCGCATTCCCTGTTAATGTTGAGATATCAAGAGCATTGCCTGACATTTTAGTTCCTGCGGCTGCATAGATACCTTTAAGAATTGAAAGCAAAGTAACTTGTTGACGGCGAGCCCAGTAAGCAGCGACCAAATCACAATAGCACGCATTGGGTCATCACCGGATAATGCTTTAGCTAAGTCATTTGATTTCCATGCTTTACCACGCATCAAGAGGGCAGCAACGTCTTTGCTGGCTGTGATTTTATCAGTTGAAAGTGAGTCAGTATCAGAAAGTACTTCATCATCACCAGACAAGTCTTGCCAAAATGGCATATTAATTAATCGACCACCAGCGGTTGCAAGTGCATCGAGTTCAGGATCTTTTACTACAATTCCTGATTGATATAAAGCAGAAAGTTCAGCAGTACGTTCAATAACATATTTGTTAAATACTTCAGGTACGATAACATCTGCAATTTTTGTTTTATCTGCAAATTTTTGCAAATCAAATTTAATGAGTTTGTGTTCCATTTTTATTCCTCTATTTCTATTTTTTGTTTGCTAAAGCTTGTAAAGTCTTAGCTTTTTCTGGTTCTTCTAGGAAAAGTCGGCCTTGCTCGGTTAAGTTGAAAGTCTCTTTTGCAAAAGGATTGTTCGAAATGCCTTTTCCGTCACTTCCAAGCGGAGTATCAACAGAAGCTTTGAGTTTTTCGTTAACCGCTGCTTCTAAGGCTTTATCCCATTCAGCTTTGAAAAATTTGACATCTTTAATAGCTTCCTCAGCAGTATTTCCTTGAATACGAGCAGCAAAAGCGCTTGGAATACCGATTTCTTGAAGTTGTTTGCCTTTTTCTACAAGCAATTGTTCTTGACGAAAGACAGCTTTTTCTTTTTCAAAGTCATCTTTTTCTTTTTGAATCAGCGCTTGTTGGCGTTCTTCTTCCGAAAGTTTGGCAAGGCGAGCAGCTTCATTTTTTTCTTCTTCAAGTTCCTTCTGCCAACGACTTCGTTTAGACTTAACAATTGAATCAACATCAGTATCATCTTTAAGACCAAACTTTTCTTTGATTGTTGCAACTTGTTCATCAGTCAAACTGTCAGCATTGAATTCAGGAGGAGTTTCTTGGCCAGTTCCTGCTCCACCCTCACCGCCTTCTTGACCTTCAGCAAATTGTTGTAAGTTGAGTTTGAGTAAACTGTTTCCGCATAATGTTGCGATTTTCATGTTATTAATCCTTTCCAATTGCTTTTTAAGTGGTTCAATGCTTGCACTTCCGAAGCTTTTAATGTCTTCACGCTTGGACATAAGAAAAACCCGTGGAATACCAAGGGTTTAAATTATTATTTAATGAGTTGATTATGTTCCTTGATATAAGCGTCAAAATAAAATTCTTGCTTATCTCCGTTGTAAGTTACTTCATAATAGCGACCGTCTGGGGCATCGGTAGAAAGCAACGCTTTGTTATTCTGCAAAGTCTTGCATGACCACACGACATATACTTCTAATGGTGTCGTTTTTGCCTCGTTCTTTTTATTGGCATAGTCAGCTACCATTTGCTTTGCTTTGTTTGTGAATTGTAATTCGTCCATTTTCTGCCCTCCTTTGAGCATAAGAAAAGCGCCTGTCAGTGACAAACGCTCTATATTTTTTCTACTTATTTTTTTCTATAATAAATACCTTTTTCAAATCTTCTTTTTTATTATATTTTGTGCCTATATCAATATAATCTATGTCTCTCCAATATATTGAGTCGCCACTTCTTTCCGATGGATGAGGGTAGCTTAATATTGTTAAACCGATAGAAAGTTTTTCTAATGTATTCTTAAACTTATAAGCTTCCCCTCCTAATAAAATTACAGTTTTATAATGGCAGTTTTCTTTAAGGAACTTTTTTATTTTACAGCAATTATGTTTTTTATTAACAAGCATCACATCTTTTTCTTGCAATATTTCTAACGCAACTTCAGTTCCAATTTTTGAATGGGTCGCCCATTTTCCAATTTGTTTTTTCGCTTTATCTGTCCCATATATCAGGCAAATAATTCTTCTAAAGGCATCAATATCTTCTGATATCACATTCGGTATGAACGCTGCTATACCAAAGGGATATTCAGAACTTGACATATCCGTAGCCAAGTTTTCCGTAGGATACTTATCATCTCCAATTATTAATATACTCACAATTTCACCTCAATTGATTATACACCTAAATTTCAAAGAAATTCAACATCTGGATGCATTGATTTTAATTTATCCATCCATTCGTTGTAAGTTGTACTTCCTTTAATATCAAATGTTT